ATGAAATATTAAAAGGTATATCTTTAGATATGAACCAAAATGAATTTCAAAGACAGGTAGGTAAAATGGAAGTTTTAGGCGAATTATTAATTAGAGAAAAATAATATGGCATATTTAAACATACCAACTCCACCCGTTGAGTGTTATGTAAGAGGTAATTTTCTTAGAAATCAAGAAGATTCATTTAATAAAAAATTTGAGTGTTATATTTTTGGAATGAGTTCAATTCCCGGAAAAACTCCACTATTTCATTTTATGATGCCAGATGGTGGGATGTGGTGGAGAATGCCATTACATGCATTTTGTTGGAAAGAAGATGCTAAAGAACAAGAATTAGATGAATTAGTTTTGTGGGATAGTTATTCTTATTATGTTTCTTTAACTCAATTTCCTATGCTAAGAACGTCTCCTGTAGAGTTTGTAAGTAGAAGAAAACAAAAATATAGAGGAAAAATATTATTTACTTTAGATTGGGCTCATGAAGACAGAACAATACCCCCAACAGGATTTTCAGAACATCCTTCCCAACATAAATGTGGACATTTTATACAAATGGATAATGGAAATTTTGCTATACAACCTAATAATAGATTATTAGTTTTTGATAGTACTTTTTATACTTCTAAAAAAATGCTCATAGAAAGAAAATATAATTCAAATGAATGGTCATCAGAAACTAATCCTAAATGGATGACCCCCGATAGTGATAATTTAGCATTTGATTTTATTAACAAAAATGAAAATAATATTTGACCATAGTCAAGGAAAATTTATAGATACGGGTGATTCCTTATTAGAAGTATATGCCCAAACAGAAGAAGAAACTTCTGAATATATGTTTGATAATGGTTGGTTACCCTACAGAAATTTATGGTATCAAACAAAATCAAGTAGATTAATATTAAATAAAATTTCTAAAAGAAGACAAAAAGAACTTTCAAAAATTAATATTAATTTTCAAGGAGATTTTAATAGTATAGTTCAAAAAGCATTACCCTTTAAAAAATTTGAACATCGATATTTAGATGAAACTTTAGCACTCCCTCATTTTAAATTTTTCTTTGATGATTGTTTTTGTGGTATAGTTAATTTAATTGATAATATTCCTTATTATACTTTTATGATTTGGGATGAATCTAATAAAACCCATTCTTATGGAATTTTATCTTATTATTATTTAATAAATAAATTTTATAATGAAGGATTAAAATATATTTACATATCTGAGTTTTATGAACAATTTTCCTACAAACATAGACTTCCAGGTTTTGAATATTGGACCGGAACTAATTGGACATCTAATTATTTACCTTAATACATAATAAATTGACCCCATACACAGACATAGAAATCACAGACAGCTATATTATCCGTGAATTTGACGAAAATATAGACCCTATAGAACTACTTTGGCATCGGGATGATGAAAGCCGCATAGTAGAAATAATAGGCAAAACAGATTGGCAACTACAACTTGATAATCAGTTGCCTACTTCCCTAAACTCTCGCATATTTATACCCAGGCACGAATACCATCGTGTTATAAAAGGAAAAGGAACACTTAAATTAAAGATACACAAAGTATAAGATATGTCAGAAGAAAAAATCAATATATCTTCTTCTTCCGGTCCCGGAAATATAAGATTTCAAACCCCATCAGCTATTTTAGCTTTTGCTCCTCTTAGAAACGCTATAGCGGGGGAAAATGATATTGTAACAAACGCTGAAAGAATATATAAATCTTCTTCTAGCGCAGCATCTGGTTCTACAGTATTTCCTGCGGGAGGTTATACCCTACCAACTTGGGCCGATACAAGATTATATTATCTAGGAGCAAATTTACTTAGCTCAAGTGCAGCTGCTTATGGTTGGGGGTCCTCAGCTAGCTCAAGTTATTCAGGATCATTCCATAATCCTTTATTTTGGATGTACACTAGTGCTTCTACTTTTTCTTTAAATAACACTAATCTTTATTATACTACTTTTCAAAGTAGAAGTACTGACCAAGGATTTGATGAGACAGGATCTCTTCCTAATTATTTTGCCCAACTCCGTGCACTAGGTATAGACCCTACAAGTTCAATATACTCCCAATATACCCTTCCTCCAATCACATCCCCCTCATATAATTATCAACTTATTGTTAGTAGATCAGTTCAACTAAATAATACTACAGGTAATTCAGCTTGGAAAACTATTCAATTTTGGACATGTACTACTGACGGGGGAGGCCAAGACACTGGAACAGACCCAGACCCAACTCAATATCAAAAAGATAGTTTAAGATCAGGGTCCAGTTCTACTGACAAAACAATGAATGGAGCCAATGTTCAAGGAAATTTTAATACAAGCTCAGGATTTTATTTTTTTGTACGAAATAATCTTCCTGGTCAAGATACTACATACATAAGATCTATTCCTTTAGAATATACATTTTCTGCAGAAGTTGAGAAATCAGCATCAGCATACACCATGTCATTCGGCATTACTTCTGCTTCATTGCAATCTAATAATACATTAGTTTCTCAATCTTCTCCTTTAATATTTTCAAGCAAAGAAATTAGTAGTGGAAACGGGTATGTGCCTGTAACTTGGAGTGGTTCTTTTGATTTATTTCAACCAACATCATCCCAAACAAATGGATTATCTATAACAGATACATCAAGTATCGCTTCTAATTCTCGTGAAGGAATAATATTTCAATTAAGTTCTTCAAATGGACAAATAATGGAAATTCGAAGTGCTTCTTTAGAAATAAATCAACCTTTAACGGGAAGACAAGTAGCTTTCCCTATTCCTATAGATACTGTAACCACATCACCAACTACAAATGATACTGGAAGTTATTTAGTTGTAACTCCTTATTTAAATTTTGGAGCTGGTACCTTTCTCGGCGGCACCGGTGCTGATTTTGATAGACTTCTCTATGACCAGTCAGGTATTGGAAATGAGTTTACTACACAATTTGATTTTAAATTTGCTGTTTATTACTTTAAAACAGCATACGCTTTATGGAGAGATGGATGGAGAGTAACAGCCCGTAGAGGAAGTAACCAATCAAATACAACCTCTGATCAATTAAATTGGCTCAACGCATCATCATGCCCCTCTTGGGCTGCTTCAGCCTCCTCAAATGGATCAGCAATCAGCTCTATATATGTTAGAAACCCAGGGTGGCTATACGCTTCTCGAAGCGCAAATGACACTTTTATAGATTATGGCACTTCATCTTCTGACCCAGCAGTAAGAAATAGATCATATGTTGGGATAGCAGCTGAATTACTAGGAGGATCCGAATTAATAACTCATTTAAAAGCTGCCTATTATGAAGGAGAACCACAGGCAAGTGCTTCTTTTGAGGGCGCCCAATTTGGGGGAGCTATTGTTGTTAAAAGAAGCCGAGTAAGTTTTTCATCGTCCATTGCTGGAGAACGAGCTATTCCTTCATCTACTACTCCTAATGGACACATATATTATTACCCTGGAATTGCAAGTAGCAGTGCTGCTATTAATATAACAAATGCTGTAGATAATACAATAGCAGCTGTAGGATTGCCTTTAACTATGGTAAACGATTGCGATGTAGTTCCTCTTTCTTTATGGTATTATGATCCTGCTCTTCCTAGTACATTAAATTGGCCTACAAATGTTTCAGGTTGGCCCCGTACTGAAGTAGGTAATTATTATGATGCCTCTGATATTACTTATGGATACGATGGATATACTTTCTAGATAATATAAAATACAGACCGATTCATAGCCGGTCGCTTAACAAAAAAACGGACAGCTGTGGCGTCATCCAAACTTGGAGACGCCACTTTTTTTACGTATATTTAATAGTTAACCGGAGGATGGACAGATGGAATTTCAACATATGTATAATAAAAACAACATGATTAAAATTTATATATTAGAAAGAAACGGGATTCCATTTTACGTTGGAAAGGCAAAAGATTCAACTCGAAGAAAACACTCTCATAGAAAAACATATGGTTTAGATATTCAATCTTATGTTATAGACGAAGTTGAAGATTGGAAATTTTGGGAAAGTTATTGGATAGAACAATTTAGATGTTGGGGGTTTAAATTAGAAAATAAAAATAATGGAGGAGGTGGCCCTTCAAATTATACTGAAGAACAAAAACAAAAAATGAGAAAACCTCGTATAGAAGGAACTGGAAATAAAATAAGTAAAACCTTAAGAGAAAGAAATCATTCTCAATATTATACCCAAGAAGTTAGACAAAAGATGGCAGCCCCCCAAAAAGGTAGACCTAAACCATTTACAGAAGAACATATAAAAAATGTATCAAAAGCTAATTTAGAATCTAAAGGAAAAACAGTAGAATGTTATTCGTTAAATGGAGATTTTATTAAAGATTTTCCGTGTTTAAGAGAAGCAAAAATTTGGCTTTTAAAAGAAAAATTTATATATTCACCCAATATAGATAAACAAATAAAAGATTGCTGTAATGGCAGACAAAAAACATGTCATGGATTTAAATTTAAATATAAACAATAAAATGAAAAAAAAGAAAATTGTAATTGTCGGTGGGGGGGTTGCTGGTATATGCGCCGCTACTAAACTTATAGATAATAATTACCCTGGAGAACTTATTACTATTATTGATATGGGAAAAGATCCATACGAACGCCCACCCGATGAAGTTATGTCAGGTTTCATGGGATGTGGACTTTGGAGCGATGGCAAATTAACATATCATACCGCAATCGGGGGCCAATTATCAAAATATTGTGGTGAAAAAAAAGCATATAATTTAATGGATCAAGTTATAGAAATGGTAAAACGTTTTCACCCAAAACCAGAAGCCATTATGTACTCCAACCCCACCGAAGAACCCGACTTCATTAAACCTTATTTCGGTTTACGTTTATTTGGTGTATATCATATTGGCACCGATTATCTTCACGAAATAGGAAAAAGATGGTATGATTATTTAGTATCTAAAGGAGTACAATTTCACTGGGAAACTAAAGTAAATTATATTGATTTTAATGATAATTATATTGTCGGAGAAGTTCAAGAAAAAAATATAGACTGGCATTATGATGAACTTATATTTGCAGTAGGCAAATCAGGTATTGACTTTGCCCAATCCCTCGCAAAACAATATGAACTTCCCGACGAACCAAAATCAGTACAAATTGGGGTTCGTTTTGAAGCACCACAACATCATTTCCAAAAACTAATTGACATTTCATATGATTTCAAACTTTATAGAAAATTTGAAGATAAAGGCGTTTCACTTCGCTCTTTTTGTACAAACAATAATGCGGCCTATGTTGCCGTAGAAGAAACATACGGCGATTATAGTTACAACGGGCACGCTAAAAAAGATCCGAAATATAAAAATGATATGACTAATTTCGGCATTTTAATGGAAATCAATGGTATTGAAGATCCATTTGAATGGTCTCGTAATGTAGTTAATCAATGTAACGTTTCTGTTGACATTCCTTCTTCACATTCACCTACCGGCGAAAGCTTTTTATACAAAGCTGGATTATATTATAGCCCTAGTTTTAGACAACCATCGTTTACTTCTGAAAACGAACCTGTTCGCGTAATAAGATTAACCGAACTAAGCAAAATAGTTGAAGCATTTGGGGGATATTTTGATTACATTAGAGATTTTATCAGCGATATGAAAAAAGTATTTCCAACACTAGAAGATGATTGGGGTATTTATATTCCTGAGGTAAAATATCTAAGTCCAGAGCCTCTTGTAAATTATAACGATTTATCTTTAACAAAATACCCAAATGTACATTTTGTAGGCGACGCTTTAAGTGCAAGAGGTATCACAGTTTCAGGAGCTCATGGTATTTATGTAGCGGAAAATTTAATTTAAAAATAACGTTTTTTATTTTTTTTTTTGATATTTATAATCAAACCAATAATAATTTAAACTAAAAAAATATGAAACTATCACAATTAAGACAATTAATTAGAGAAGAAATCAATGAATCAAATCAAATTACTCCTGAATTTTTGGAATTAAAAAAACATCAAGAAATAATTAGGAAAGAGCAAGATTATTTAATAAAAATATCTAACGATTTAAAAATTGATCCAAAATTAATAGGTGATTATAATGAAGCTTTAAGTACTTTATTAGATGCTATATTTAAAGCTAGCTATGATAAAATTGATTAAAGTTAAGCTTGGGAAACCAAGCTTTCTTTTTTATATTTATACCTAAAAACACTATGGAAAAATGGGAACCCACCAAAAAACTCACTAAAGCCGACGGCACAATAGCATACATATGGGATAATAACCTCCACAATTGGGACGGCCCTGCCTTAATACCCGAAGGTAACATGCGTAAACGCGAATATTATCTTTATGGCATACGCAAAACAGAAGAACAATGGAAAGACGCTCGCAAGGATAGAGAGGGTCTTCCGTTCTATAAAAAGGCTAGTGTTACAGGTACAAGTAGATATTAAAGTTAAGCTTGGGAAACCAAGCTTTCTTTATTATATTTAAATAATAAAAATATTGTTATATGAAAATAGGTTTTTGCGGAACAATGTCGTGTGGAAAAACTACATTAGTCAATGCTCTAAAACAGCATAAATTATTTAAAGATTATGAATCTAGAACTGAACGCTCAAAATATCTAAATAGTTTAGGTATTCCATTAAACACAGATTCAACATTCAAAGGACAACTTATATTTCTAGCTGAACGCTCAGCTGAACTATTATGTGAAAACATTATTACAGACAGAACTGTCATTGATGTTATAGCATTTAGTCAATGCTCTGAATCTATGAGCATATATGAAAAGGAAACATTTGAAAATACTGCTAAATTTTTAATTGAAGAATACGATTATATTTTCTATGTTAGTCCTGTGGGAGTTGCTATTGAGGATAATGGAGTTAGAGAAACAAATGTAGAATATAGAAACAAAATAGATCAAACCATCAGTAAAACATTGTGGATATATAATCATAGAATTAAAAATTTAGTAGAATTGTCAGGCTCTGTTGAAGAACGAGTTGAAAAGGTAATATCTACTGTATTTCCGTAATATTTATAGGAAAAACGATGTTGAGAATATTATTTATATCATTGGTATTAATATTAAGTTCATGCGGAGCATCAACTTATACTACAGTAACACCTTCAACCCCTCCTTCTTCATATTGGGACGATATTTATTTTGCCCCTTCGGGCCCGTATATATCACCTTATAGCAGATGGAATTGGGGATTTTATAGTTGGAGATATGTTCCATCTCCTCCTGTTATTGTATATAGGAGTCCTAGGGTAATAGTAACACCTCCAAGACCAAGATATCAAGCTCCTCCTCGTCGTGATAGATTAAATAGACCTGTTAGACCTTTTTATCCCCGCCCTTAATTATGAAAAAATCTGAATTAAAAGAATACATTAGAGAAATTATTTTAGCTGAAATAAGTGAAAAAGATATAACAGAATTAAATAAACAATTAAAACTTGAATCTGAAGAAGAACCTACAGAAGCTGAAATTAAAAAAGAAAAATCCTTAACTAAAGCTCAAACAGAATATACAAAACTTACTAAAGAACTTAAATCTAATGTTGGTAAAATTAAAGCTATAATTGCTAAAAAACCTACAGAAAGAACCAAAACAGAAGAACTTCTTTTAGCTAAAATGAAAGAATTAACCCAACGTAAAAACCAGCTTAAGAATAAATTTAGTAATTTAGAAGATGAAGACTAAAATACTATACTATTCAATAATAGCTATATTAATTGGTATTATTATTTATCTACTCACTCTTGATAAAAACCAAGAGGAACGAATAGAAATTAAAACAACAATTGAAAAAATACCAGTTAAAATAGAAACTCCAGTTTATGTTCCTAAATGGAGAACTAAAGTAGAAACTATTACTGAATTTGAATTCGAAACAGACACATTCTATACTCCAATTGACACTAATGAAATACTAAAAGATTACTATTCCAAATATGCTTACCAAGATACAATCCAAGTTGATACGTTCGGTATTGTAGTAATAAGCGATACTATAACAAAAAATTATATTATAACTCGCAAAGTTCAATCAAATTTAGAAATACCTAAAATTACAATTGAAAAAACTATTTACCTCAACAACAGAGAATGGTATGCTGGTGTAGGAATGGTTGGAAGTCCACAACAGCTTGGTTATATTGGGGGTGAAATTCTATACAAAACCAAAAAACGCAAAGTAATTGGTGTGGGTGTAGGGATAAATCAAGATTTAACCCCACAAGGCTCATTCAAATTGCTTTGGAAATTAGGTAAATGAGTGAACAACAAAATATAAAAGAAGTACTTAGACAAGAATACATAAAATGCGCTACTGATCCCGGCCATTTTATGCGTAAGTATTGTAATATTCAACACCCTCAAAGAGGTAGAGTATTATTTAATTTATTTCCTTTTCAAGATAAGGTATTAAAACTTTGGAAAGATAATCCATATTCTATTGTACTTAAATCGAGACAGCTAGGTATATCAACATTAGCTGCTGGATATTCTTTATGGTTAATGACATTTCATAAAGATAAAAATGTACTTTGTATTGCTACAAAACAGGAAACTGCTCGAAATATGGTAACTAAGGTTAAGTTTATGTATGACAACTTACCTTCATGGTTAAAAGTAACAGCAGATGAAAATAATAAATTATCTTTGCGTCTAAGTAATGGCTCAATAATTAAAGCAACCTCCGCAGCTAGCGATGCTGGTAGATCAGAAGCAGTATCTTTGTTAATAATTGACGAGGCAGCATTTATTGAAAATATTGGTGAAATATGGGCTTCAGCACAACAAACTTTAGCAACAGGTGGTGGATCTATCGTATTATCTACACCATACGGAACAGGTAATTGGTTTCATCAAACATGGATTAGAGCAGAAAATGCAGACAATGACTTTTTACCTATCAAATTACCTTGGTATGTTCACCCTGAACGAGATGAATCTTGGAGAAAAAGACAAGATGAATTACTAGGTGACCCTAGATTAGCAGCTCAAGAATGTGATTGCGATTTTAATACATCTGGAGATATAGTATTTTATAGTGAATGGATAGATTTTATTAAATCTACTACTATTAAAGATCCAATGGAACGCAGAGGAGCAGACCAAAATTTATGGATATGGGAATCAGCAGATTATTCTAGAGAGTATATGGTTATGGCAGATGTAGCTAGAGGAGACGGCAAAGATTTTTCAGCATTTCATGTAATTGATATTGCTACAAATTCTCAAATAGCAGAATATAGAGGCCAAATGACCCCAAAAGAATTTGGTTATATGTTAGTTGCTATTGCTACAGAATATAATAATGCACTACTAGTTGTAGAAAATGCTACAATTGGTTGGGCTACTTTAGACGCTATCTTAGAAAGAGGCTATAGAAATTTATATCACTCTCCTAAATCCGATCAACTTACTGCAGAATCATATTTAAAAGTTTATGAAGGAGACTCAAGTATGACCCCTGGTTTTACTATGTC